ACCCCGTAAGTGGTGTTTGGAACTCCAGTATTATGAAATTCAAACAGACCACCCTTCACGGCCGAATTTGGCATAAATTTATGTCCAATAGACCAGAATACCTTAGAAAGTTTCCAGGTGACCAAAACCTTATATCAGACTTAATTAAGAATACTCCTGGATGTGATTCATTTCCTGATTCGTGGACACAATCATATAAGTGGTATGACCGAAGTGGTACCAGATACTCCAGACAAGATATGAAGTATGACCACAATGGCGAATCGTTGGTAACCGTGTTTCACGGACAACCAAATCCTCACGAATCTGAGCAGGAATGGGTAAAAAACGCTTGGAAATAGGCTGTGCGTTTTGACGCACCTCTAAAACCTTTACCTGGTAACAAAAAAAACTTCAAAAAAAGTGAAAATAACGCTTGCTTTCTATGTTAAACTATGGTAGGATATGTGTATATGATAAAGAACTACACAATGAAAAAACAAAAAATACTTTTAAAAAGACTAGAAAAAAGAGTTGCCTTTGCTAAAAAAGTATTGTATAATAACCCATATAAATCGTTATTTGAAGTTACACAAATTATTAAAAACACTAACAAGGAGAAAAAACACTATGAGTAAAGTTAAAAACTACTACATTGATGAAGCTGAGAAAGCTGTCGATACAATTATTACAAACTTGAAAAACAACTTGATTACAAAATCTGTTGCTATTAAAGAAATCTTAGATGTCGAAGCAGTTAACTTACTTGACATTGATATACACAATGTTGACGAAGTAATCGACATGGAACTGGAGAACGCTTAATGACACTATCGCAAAAAGCACTTTCAGATATTGATAACTATAATCAGTTAAGACAAGATGAAATTGACTTGGTTAATCATATTAAAGCAATTAACAAAAAGTCTAAACAAGAGATGATTGATAATCCTTCTTGGTATATTGGTATGATGGTAGAAGATTACCAACATTGGTTAGATATGGATGTAACGAACATTAAACAGTTTGAAAGATACCTTGATGAAACAACTTTGTATGAGGCAGTTTCAATTGCTACTACCAAGTCTTATGCAAGAACTGTATTATCAGAATCACATAGCTGGTCAGATGAATACATGGCCGAACAAATTTCTCAATGGTCTAAGTCTGCTGATGATGAGATTGCTTACGAAAAAAAGATGAAAGAAGAGAATTTAGATAAATTTTGGAAGTCTATAGAAAAAAATATCAAACTTGGTGCTCCAGACAAGAAGACTGCCATTGATTGGTTATTATCTGCTGAAGGACTTGATAAAGAAAGAGACCCAAAATATATCAACTATAGTCTAGGTATCAGTTATGATTCTATAGACTTTAGCGAACATGTGAAACAATTAAATTAACAAAAGGATTATATTATGATTATAAATGTAGGTGATAAAATACAAGATACCAAAGGTAGAGTAGGAACTATAACCAATATTGGTATTGCTACTGAACTGACAGATATAGCGGCTGAGAGTGATAACTCTTTAAATGCTCAAACATATGATACGGCTCTGAATTATACAGGTGCAGTAACATTTGGTTCTAACTGGTGTTACTTTGCACAGATAGATAAAGTATTAGAAAGTGTAGTAAAAGAAGAATCGGCAACAGATTGGCTTGATGAGTAATATGAGAAAATCTAAATGTTCAGTTTGTTCTAAACCATTCAAACACAAAAAAGGTGAAACTCTAATTGGTAGACTAGGTATTATACCTGTTCAATTCTGTAAGAACCATTTAAAGAAGATATTAAATATGGAAGAAATGAACCTATCAGACACTAGAACTGTAAAGATGACCAATGGATAACACACCAAACGAGTGGGAACAGAGTATTATTGATAATGCTGTAGAGTATTCTATTTTAGAGTGGAGGTCACTTGATAGAAGTACCAAAACCATAGTTAAGACTTATAACGAAGCAAAGAATTTATTTGCAAAAACAATTAAGGAACATAGTGCTACAATAGCCTATGCAATAGATAAAAACGGTAGATATGCAAATTTAAATCATCTACCAGAATTTAAGAATGAGGATAGATATGTCAAATCAAAGACCAGGTAAGTATCAAACAAAACCAGACACTATGTCTAATGAAATGGGTGTACTTAAATTCTTCAAAATTGCAGCTGAAGAATTAAAAAAAGAAGGTAAAGAAGATGAAGCCTTTTATTTTGAACAAACTGTTGATTGGTTGCAAAGAGGAAATAGCTTGCCAAAAGACAATAAATCTGTTATAATGTGTCTAGGAATTTAACGAAAAGGAAATATATAATGAAATACAATGAAGATAAAATACTAAAAGAAATTGGTACCTACATTCAAGGTACTTATGGTCAACACTATGCTCAAGTTAAAGAGGGTGTTCAAGTACAAGACTTATTAAGGTCTTGTGGTATAGACAAAGATTTTTGTCAGGCCAATGCAATTAAATACCTTGCAAGGTTTGGTAAGAAAGACGGCAGGAACAGAAAAGACCTGTTAAAAGCAGTACACTATGTTGTACTATTAATGAACTCGGAAGACCAATCTAATGGAGAAAAAAAATGATTGATGTACTGAACCATATTGATGATGTTAAAAAAATTCGTAAGCTGATTGTATTAGGTGCAATAGACGAATCAATCAAAGCTTGTGATGTAACTATTGCTCATAATTTGAAAAAAGTAAACGAATTTGAGAAATGGTGTGAAGAAGAAAGTAAAAAAGGCGAGTAAAAGTGTGCTTTTTTTATGGGTTGCCATTTGTAGGCAATTGTGATACAATTAAGACTAATAACTAACAAAAGGACTATATTATGGCTTTCTATTCGAAAGAAACACTAAATGCTGAATTTTCAGTAGCTAAATCTAAAGACACTAAAGGCAAGAAAGAGATATACGACAATCGTATTCAATTCTTTAAAGACCACATTGAGTTAAAAAAGAATAAACCTCAATATTATGAGGGTGTTGCTATTAACTTCTCTAACTTATTACTTGGTTATCAGGCACCAAGTCCAATTGACTACTTCTACAAAGTAGGTTTTGGTAAATCATATGCTGAAGTAATGGCAGAGAAAAACAAACCTGAAATTGCGAGTGCAGATTAATGGCCATTATCTACACACATAATTCAAGTGGTGCAATTCGTAAGGCAAAGAATAAGAAGCCTACGAGAGCATATCAACTTGCTTTGACTAAACACATTAAGTGGTTAAAGTCAAAAGGTTTCAATGTAGATGACAATGGCAATATACAATTGACAAGTAGTGGTAATTATGGTATTAATATAGCAGAGAGAACTATATCAAATACAGGTCCACAATGTTCTAATAAGATTGTTGAAGGTGGTACAAAACCTGACAACTCTTGGAAGATAGAAGCAAGTAAAAACTTTACTATCGTACCAGCATATAACAAAGGTCCTTATATGGTGGTAAATAAAAGCGACCTTAAAACAGCAGGGAGAAAAGTATAATATGAAAACAATGATGATGATAACCATTGCAGTTTTAATGACTATGACAATGGCAAAGAGTGATGAAACAATTGATACAAAAGTAAAAAACTATATTGTTAAAGAATGGACAGATACCAAAGAGTTTCAAAAGGCTTCTTGGCAAAAAGGTAAAGAACAAAATGCTAAGAATTGGACAAAGATTAAAAACCTATTTAACAAGGTAAAAGATAATGTTACACAAGATTAGTGATTTTTGTAATAAGATAGATACAATCAAAAAGATGTCAGATGAACTTAGGGAACTAAAGTATAACAACCCTAAGACGCCTGATAGAGACCTTAAAGTACAAAACTTAATTGATACTATTCAAGCAGATTGTTTATTGGTGTCACATGACAAATCAAACTATAATGAAAATGAAAATAAAGATAATTATGGCGACTATTCTGGTATTGACCATGACGGCTTGCTCAACGAACAATGAACAAAATGAAAAAAAGTGGAATCCTACATTTAGTATTCTTAGGACTATTATTACCGGCACTAAGTAATTGTTCTAGTATTAATAGAACTCATGTTGGTGCTGTTGCAGGTAGCGGTAGTGCAGTTGCAGGTTGTTTATCATTAGGTGTTTCAGACCCCTATGTTACAGGTGCATGTGCTTTAATGGGAGGATTTGCAGGTGCTGAATTAATGTATAAGTCAGATTATGATGTACACAATGCTGTGTTTGTAGACCATTTGAATACAAGTGGTACAGGTTCTAGTTACACAAATTGGTACAATGGTAAAACAGGTAACTCAGGCATTATTCATGTTA